GTCTTCTGTACCACTTTAAATTTAATTCGTCTGTCCTCACAGAACTCAACAGCAGCCTTCCACTTTGCTTTATTCACTTCCCAAGTCTTACACTCATACAGATATGATTTAGTAACTTTCTTTCTCTGCTTTGGTGGTTGAGTTTGCTTCTTTGGTTTCACCTCTACCACATAAGTTTTGATCTGACCTGTGCTCTTCTTTTACTTTAATAATGAAGTCAGGAAAATACTTATGCACTCTTCTATCAAGAGGAGAGACGTATGGAATGAAGAACTCCTCACTACCCCACTCAAGAATGTTTTCATTCAAGTCACAATAGCGACAAAACTTGCGCTCCCAACTACTTCGACATATAATATTATTGGGATTGCCTTTATACTTCTTTGGGAATGAAGGTTTGTATTTACTTTTTATGCTTTCTCCCATACATAGTATATAAGATCAAAAAGTATTTATAGATGTTATCCAACCTCTTCAATCTCCGAGAGAGAAGTGCAAGAAAACAAAATGTTGATTCGGTCAAAGCAAATTTGCTACGACCATCATTAACAGCATACTTTGCGGTTGAAATTCCATTTCCGAATGGAGAGATAGCAAGTCAGTTAAAACAAGTTCTTAGTAGCGCAAAACAACCTCAACTCAATCTTCTTTGTACTGACGCATCATTGCCTGGGTCTCAATTGGCCACAATGGATATCAAAAATGATCGCACTGGTGTCAGTGAGAAACATGTTTATCGTAGAATGTTTGACGATAGAGTTGATTTTACTTTCTACGTTGATGCAGATAATTATCTTCCAATTAGATTTTTTGAAACTTGGATGAAAGGAATTATGAATGAGAATGAGGATGCTGTGGCAAAATCATATCAATATAAACCAATATATCCAGATGAATATATGGCCGACCAGGGTTTGAAAATTTTCAAATTTGAGAGAGACTATAAGCAACTTTTAACCTATGAATTTTTTAGGTCTTTCCCGATAGCGGTGGCCTCAATGCCCATATCATATAGTGGAAATGATTTGTTAAAGTGTACCGTCTCAATGTCTTATATTAGATACATTCAAAGCGGACCAACTAGTAATACACTGGGATCAAATACTTTTGCCAATGCAAAAAATACCCCAGAAGAACTAAAAGATTTGCAAAACAAAGCCCTTGCACAAAGTTTTGCTGATGATACTGGCAGATCACTTGAAGATGCTGCAATTCTCTCACAAGGAGGAACCATAGAGACAGTCATCGGATGACCCTCTAAATAATCACACTGAAATATATCTATAGGACATCATGCCTTTACCAAAGATTGCAACGCCAACATATGAGTTGGAATTACCTTCTACTGGTCAACCAGTTAAGTTCAGACCCTTTTTAGTTAAAGAGGAAAAAGTTCTTGTCCTCGCATTAGAAAGCGAAGATACAAAACAAATTACGAATGCAATCAAAACAGTCATTAAAGGTTGTATTCAAACCAAGGGGATTAAGGTGGAGACCCTTCCCACATTTGATATCGAATTCTTGTTCCTCAACATTAGGGGAAAATCTGTAGGGGAAACTATTGAGTTGAATATTATTTGCCCAGATGATGAGACAACAGAGGTTTCTGTTACGATTGATTTGGATGATATTCATGTTCAGACTAATGATGAGCACACAAAGCAGATAAAGATTGATGATAGTCTGATGATGGAAATGAAATATCCATCCCTTGATCAATTCATTAAAAATAATTTTGACTTTAAGGATCAAAATGCCATGGATCAATCATTTGAATTGATTGCATCTTGTATTAGTAAGATCTATAGTGAAGAGGAAGTCTGGGCAACTGAAGACTGTACTAAGAAAGAGTTGAATGAATTCCTTGAATCTATGAACTCATCTCAGTTCAAAGAAATTGAGACGTTTTTTGAAACGATGCCTAAACTTTCTCACAAAGTAAAGGTAAAAAATCCCAAAACAAAAGTTGAAAGTGAAGTTGTTCTTGAAGGGTTAGCAAGTTTTTTCGCATAGCCCTGGTACATATGAATACGCTTAGTTATTATAAACTTAACTTTGCCTTGATGCAGTATCATAAATATTCATTAACTGAGATTGAAAACATGATGCCTTGGGAACGAGACATCTACGTTGCATTGTTGGAACAGCATCTTGAAGAAGAAAAACTAAAGCATCAACAAGCGAATGGCATCTAGGGCGATTACCGATCCAATAGAAATACTCTTAGAGATGGGTGTAGACCTAGATAATCTCTCTAATGAGGAGGATTATCTTAGTGCCTTGATGGAAGCAGCTGCAACCATCGAGTTTCAAACAAAAGGAAGTGGTGATGAACGTAGTGCTGCCCTTAGAAAAGAAATTATAAAAGTAAGAAAGAAAAGAAAAGCAGCAGATCCTAAATTTAAAGTAAAAAAAACGCAGATATCAGCAGGAGCATTTAAAAAACAATCATCAGTTGCTAAGGTTAGTCGGAGTCAGAAAGCACTACCAGGATCAGCAGGAGGAGCACTTGCCAGAAGCAAACCTTCAAAGGGAGGAGCACTGGTTAAGCAAGGTGGTGAAGATGAAAGGGGATCAAGTATTCTAGAGAAAATTTTAGCGGGTGTTAATTCGATACTTAAGACTTTAAAAGAAGATAGAGAGTTTAAAAAGAAACTTGCAAACCAAGAGAGAAAGTCTGCAGAGAGAAAAAAAAGAGGTACTAAGGAAGATAAACTTGAAAGTGGAATTTTTAAAAACATACTAAAAGGTGCTAAAAAAATTCTCAAACCTGTGGAGGGTATATTAAGTCGTATTCTTAAGTTCATAGGAACAATCCTAATAGGAAAAGTTCTCAAGAAAATTGTTGCTTGGATGAGTGATCCTAAGAATGAAGGAAAACTTGAAGCAATTGGTAACTTTTTGGAAGTAACATGGCCTGCTATATTGGGAGCATTCCTAGTATTTTCAACAGGTTTTGGTGGTATTATAACTTCATTAATTGCACTGGTTGCAAGATTTATTCCAAAGATTGCAGCAACAATAGTTAAATTAGCAGCATCAAATCCTCTTGCCGCTGCTGCAATCGCTGGTGCTGGATTATTTGTTGCTGGATATGCGATACCAAAACTGATGCCTGGTACAGTAGATAAACAAGAAAAAATAACTGAAGGAGAACCTGGTACTACAGAAGAAAAAATTGCAAAACTCAAAGAGCAGAAAAAAAACCTAAGTCTTTTTCAAAGGGCGCAAGGAGTTGGTTTAGAGATTGATGAACAAATTAAGTTTTTAGAAACCGGCAAGACTGCAGCATATTCTGGTGGTGGGATTGTTCGCGGATTTGCTGGTGGTGGTCATGCCATGGCACATGGAACTGACACTGTTCCTGCTATGCTAACTCCAGGTGAGTTTGTTATGAGTCGTGGCGCAGTTCAAAAATATGGTTCGAGTACACTTAGATCAATGAATGCTGCTGGTGGTGGAACCAACAGACCCACAATGTTAAATGGAACTTTGTATGCAAAAACTGGCGGAGATGTTCATAAAGGTGAACCTAGACCAGGTGATCAAGAAACGAAAAATGCTGATCTGACTGCTGAACAAAAGGCAAGCATGTTAGAAAAGTCTGGTCTAACATCAATGAGTAATTTTGTAAAATCTAATCCTTCTTCAGGGGTACAATCTACTACCCCTTTGATTCCTAGTGCAAAGGATAAGAAAGAAAAGACGAATATGGCAAATGCGGAACAAATTGCTGCTGCATTCTTGTCTACCTTAGAAGCAAGTGGTGGACAAAATGCGTCGGATGCTTTCCAGGTCATGCTAAATCGCGCTGCTGATGCACAAGCAGGTGGTTCAATGAGAGTATATGGAAAGAGTTTGTTAATCAAATCACTGCCAGAGAACAATTCTCTCCATATTCTTCGGCATTATATGGATCAAGTGCAGATGGTGCTGCAGCATCAAAATATGGTAAAATTGCCAAAACTTTGGGAGCAAATCCAGCAGAAAGAAAGAAAAAATTATTAGAAATTGCTGGTGGATCTAATGGATTAAAAGAACTTGAAAAATTATTTGGTGGTGGATCAGCATCTGTTGCAGCAACAGTTCTTTCTGATCACCAATCCAACGGAAACTTGTCTAAAAAATCTAGAGAGTTCATCGGAAATAAAGTATCTTTCAGAGGATACTCGACAACTGGTGCCGTTAGAAGGGGCCCAGGAGGTAACTACTTCTTTGGACCAGGATCTAAAGTTGGTAGTTTGAAGGAAGTTTCCACCGGAGAACAAAGTATTTCTTTCTCTGGTGGTAGTTCTAGTGA